TTTGAGAACATTGTTAGCACAGTCGGCTGATGCAACAGGAGTTACACTAGACACAACAAGCGGATTTAGAGGACCTGGTGGCAGTGGAAGGCACAATGGATTTGCTAGCGATATTGCACTAAGATCCAATGGTAGAATATTAACGGTTGCCAATTCTGAAGATCGTGCAATTATTGAAAACTTTACAAGAGAATTCAGAGATCGTGCACGATCACAAGGATACACACCTAGTGTTGGATGGGCTGATCATACAGAACCTAGAAGTAATTGGTATATGAGTGGAAACGTTGGACACTACGATATTGCACTAGATAGATTTATTCCCCGCGGTAACAGGTCTACATATTGGGGCAATGGCGAATCACAAAGTAGAGCGCCAACTTGGTTAAGAGATATAATGAGATAACACATGAGTTCAAATGACAGATTTACAGGATTAAACGTAGAATCAACTGGTATACCAGCAAATTATCAAAGAGGACAACGCTCCGGCTTAAACACGCTCAATGGGCTGTACTTAGCTAGAGTAGTCGAAACTGCTGATCCAGATTACAACGGTAACTTGTATGTAGAATTGATAGGTCATGAACGAGTGTCTGGACGAGAAGAATCCTCAGAAAGAGTACGACACCACAAAGTACGTAGAACTAGTCCGTTTGGAGGTACTATTCAAGGATCTAACTATAGTAATAACTTTGGATCAAATTTTCCACCACCACCACCAGGTACAGAAATATTAGTAGGATTTACAGGACGAGAGCAAGAAGGATTTGTTGTAGGAATACTAGGCGATAATAACAGAAATGCTACTATCCCGGGATTACCTGCTAGCAGGCTTTCAGAATCAGACGAAGGTAGTGTAGGATCGTCGTTAGAGTCTAGTCCGTTGCAAAATCAAGAAAATGGCGAAAGAGTAAGACATCCAGTAGCTAATGCACAAGCAGTTCAAGGTATAGGCCTCGATGCAATCAGAGGCCCTGGTTCTAGCGGCGCACGTCGCGAATCACCAAGCAATGTTGCAGGATTTTTAACACCAGGCGGACATAGTATCACAATGGACGATGGCACAGTTGCATATCAAGAAGGTGTAAATCACGTACCTGACAGAAATCGAGAAGCGGGAAAAAATAACTTAATTAGGATAAGAAGCGGAAGCGGAGCACAGTTTTTAATCAACGATAGTGCAGGTATTGTTTATCTTATCAATCAGAATGGTTCTAGTTGGATACAAATGGACAGCGCAGGCAACGTAGACATTTATGCTCAAGGTAGTGTTAGTATGCATGCCGAGGAAGATTTTAATTTACACGTTGGTAACAGTTTTAATTTAGAAGCAGATACTATTAACTTGAAAAGTAGAGGAGGAGGCGGTACTAAAATAGAAAGTGCTACAGGTGGTGTTGACATGCACAGTAACCGAGAATTAAGGTTGACTACAAATACAAACATGCATCAACGAGTGATAGGCGATATGCGAGTTAGTACCGGAGGTATGTTAGACCTTAACGGTCCTCCTGCTGCCTATGCAGAAAAGGCAACACCAAATAACATTACAACTAACAGAAGCGTTAAAGAAAGCGTTGCAGGCCGTGTGCCGGAGCACGAACCATGGGGAGGGCACGATGAATCAGATACAGTTGTTGCTGCACAAGCCCCAAGTACGACAACTCCTACAACTAAAGATATCGACCTAGCCGATATACAAGCAAACTCGGGTACAGGCAGCGGTAGTACAACGGGCCCGTCTCCGATAAGTAGAAATGTTTCGCAGTCTTCTACTAATATAAATCCTAGATCAGGGAATAATTGGAATGCTAGATAATATAAAAGAATATTTCGAAACAATATGGAGCGATTTTTCAGTTAAAGACAATGATCTTTATGAAACAAATATCAACATCTCTGATATTTTTGCTAGTGAAACTTGTAAGTTAGTTGCACTGAGTTTTTCAACATATAATGCATATAATAACACAGCTTATGGCGAAGGAACAGTTGATCGAGGCATTACTGAACAGGAAGCATATGACCAATGGTCAGAAACATTTCAGCGAGAGCAGAGGATTTTTAAAAAACAATTAAATAAATTTTCTATTAATACGATACCGCAATCTGTATATGATGGATTATTACTGTATTATTGGTCTACAATGAAAATAACAACAGTAGAATCAGGCGAAGGAATATACGATTTAAAAAAATGGATAGAATCTAAAAACTGGGATAAAGTTGCAAGCATAATCATGAGAAGTAAAATCAATAAAAGATTTTGTGTACGGGCAGCTACTATTCTTAGATTAGCAGATTATGGATCGCCTAAGGACAGATCGTGGCACAGAACCAATGGCATATACAATATGCGCAGTCAAAACGAACTAGGAGCATTAAGTGCAGATCAATTGGTTCGCGCTAGATTTGCTTATTACGCAGAAACTTTAAAATTTTTACCATTTACCCCAGAAGCAAAAAAACGTGACATTGCTCGAGAATACGAAAAAACAAAAACAATATCTACATTTGAATATAACGGATCGACTAGTACATTTAAATTGCTAAAAGAGCCAAGCATGACACCTGTAGAAAAACTGTCAGTAACAATAAATGGAAATTTAATTCAACACTTGTATGACTATACAGTGTCGGGTAATTTACTTACTATTAATAAAAGTTTAGAAGTAGGCGATATAATATTTGCAGTAATTAAGATATAAACATAGTACTTAATTCACACGATAAATATTAATATGGCAACTTATATCGGATATAGCTCAATTGGTAGTATTTCGGGAAGCAAGGTATTAGTAGATAAAGACCTTGCTTTACGTGACCTTTTGAATCATTTTTATACAAGAAAAGGCGAGCGTGTTATGAATCCAGAATTCGGATCCATAATATGGGATTTAGTATTTGATCCATTGGATGAAATTACTGAAAACGCTGCAAAAAATGATGTTAAAAGAATTATCGATAGTGATCCTAGATGGATATTTGAAGACATGCAAGTCACAAAACCACAAGAACATGCATTAAAAATTGCAGTTAGAGTGTACTACAATGATACAGGAACAGCAGAAGAACTGTATCTTGACTTTATAGGTGAGATAGAATAATGGCACAAGGCGCAAGACAAAGTAGTTTATTTGCAGCGGAAGATTTTAGTGTTGTATACGAAAGTTTTAGTCAAGCTAACTTTCAAGCATACGACTTTGAAACCATTCGTAATGCAATGGTAGAATACATTAACAACAACTACCCGGAAAACTTCAATGACTGGATTAGTTCTAGTGAATTTGTAAGTTTAATTGAACTCATGGCATTCCTAGGACATAACTTAGCATTTCGTGCAGATTTAGCTAGCAGAGAAAACTATCTAAGCACAGCAGAACGCAGAGAAAGTGCGCTCAGAATTGCTGAATTTTTAAACTATACACCTACTAGAAACGTGGTTGCCAGCGGCTATTTAAAAATTGATAGTGTTAAGACTACAGAATCGGTATATGATGTCAACGGTTCTAGCCTATCAAATGTAGATGTGCAGTTTGATGACACAGTAGATCCAGACGCTAATCAAAACTTTTTAACTGTTATGAATGCTATCATGCAAAGTAGCAGTAAAATCGGATCACCATTTGCAAAGTTTACATCAAGTAATGGCACTGTTAACGAAATTTACAGAACCAACAGTGTTAACAATTCAGTAACAAAAAGTTTTACAGGTTTAGTAAATGGTTCTAGAACTACATTTGAAATGCACAGCCTTTACTATAACCAATCTACTAAACGTATAGAAGAAAAAACTCCGAATCCATATGGTGTTATTGATATTATGTATAAAAATGATAACAGTGGATTGTCAAGTGCTAATACAGGGTTCTTTGTAGGATTTAAGCAAGGAACTTTACAGTACCAAGACTTTGATATTCAAAATGGATTAGCAAATTTAGTATTAGATATTGATGACGACAATGTAGCAAACGGAAACATTTGGGTACAAACAATCGACGAAGCAGGCCAAGTTGTAAAGAATTGGACTAGGATCGATCGTTTGTATGGCTTAAACGCTATATTCAACAGTGTTAATAATAATCAGCGAGACGTTTATACTGTTACTAGCAGAGAAAATGATCAAATAAGTATTGTATTTGGCGACGGAAACTTTGCCAATATTCCACGTGGGATTATACGAGTTTGGTACAGAACGGGAATAAACCAAACATATACATTATACCCAGATAATTTTACAACTACAAGATATATTTTCGATTATATTAGTGAAGATGGTAATACCTACAGAGCCACATTTAATTGTAGTCTAAGAAGTACAGTTAGCAATGCTAGTGAAAGAGAAAGTATCGAAAGCATCAAAGCAAATGCAGGACGTTTCTTTGCTACACAAGATCGTATGGTAACTGCAGCAGACTACACTATTTTCCCCAGAACAGTTAGTGAGAACATTAGAAAAATTAAAAGCGTAAACCGTGTACACAGTGGACACAGTCGTTTTAGAGATTTCCACGATCCTACCGGTACATATAGTGATGCAACACAGTTTACCGATGATGGATATTTTTACAAAGAAGATGTGACTACAAGAAGTATTGTAAGTTTGCCCAACAACTTAAACAGTGAACAAGTATTTCAAAAATACATCAGACCTATATTGAATAATCCAGAAGTAAAGAATTTTTACTATGTAAGACATTTTTATGGTGGTACAGGCGGCTCATATAACGCCAATATACACTATAGTAATGCATCAGATGCAGTAATCTATTACACAGCAGATGGTTCAGACACCGATACGTATCGTTGGAATCAAGTAAGTAAAGGATACAATACTAGTACAGGTTACCTTACATATAACAGCGTAGTACAGCGCCTTGGCGATATGGGGTCATTTCCTTTGAGAAAATTAGAACCTAACGGATTGGTTGAATTTATTACTTCTCCATATAAACTAGGATACATTAGAAAAATAACTGTAACTAACGGTGGGGTTGGATATACTAGTGCACCGACAGTAACTATTAATGGAACAGGTACAGGTGCTACTGCAACTGCAGTAATTGATAGCGAAGGCAGAGTCATTGGTGTAACTGTTGTTGATAGCGGATCTGGGTATAATTTTTCTACTAATGTTAGTTTTTCCGGCGGTGGCGGATCTGGTGCTACTGCTATTGCCGAAATCGGTAACGATACAATGTGGGCACGTGTTGTTGCATTAAAGAATACCGGTATAGGAGAAGAAGATGCAACAGGTACTCCTACTGGTGTCGATCCTACCGGTAAAGGTGCAGTAGTACTTAATAAAGTAATTCCGTCGGGGGCTAGAGTTAAACGAATCGTTCCAAGTTGGGAATATGAATTAACAGATAGTGTAAAAACACAAGTGTTAACCGCAATTGATAACAACGTTAGTTTTGGGTTAAGATACAATCCAAATTCACAAGAATGGGCTGTAGTGTCAAACACCAATCTGGCAAATAACAATCTAACAAGTAATAGTCCGGCTAGTTGGTCTAGATTGTACGAAGGCGACGCAACTGACACCGGACGTGATAATAGTTGGATTGTTCGAGTTAACTATACTAGTGACTATTGGGAAGTGTTAACTAGAAAAACTAGATTCATTTTTGGTAGTAAAGAAAAATTACGATTCAATAATCTAAACTTTGCAGAAAGTTTTAGCGGTGAAACACTTCGACCGTTGCGTGATAACATTGAAATTTTAGATATTAATAAAACCTCAAGTGTTGACCATCTACCACTAGGTAAAAATTATAAATTCAACGTGTCTGGCTATTTCACTTATAGCGATGGGTACACAGACCCTTATAAAATCAGAGTTTCGTTAGCTGATCCTGATAATGACGGATTTCCAAACGATCCTGCAGCATTTACCGAAATAGTAAGAAATGATACCATTGGATTAAGCTCAACTACTGTTGACAGATTTACATATACAGTACTAGACGAATCGTCACCTACAGAAATTTATGAAGGTAGAAGTAATCTTAGAACAAAGTATAGCAGAATTGCAGACATTAATCAAGTGATTGATCCTGCAAGTACAAATATTATTGATACGTTTGTATTGCTTACAAGCTATGAAACTAGTTACAGAGCATGGGCATATTATGACGGCAGATCGTATACTAAACCTAATCCTCCTACTGTAAACCAATTAACTAACTTATTCCAATCGCTCGAATCTAAGAAATCAATAAGCGATCAGATAATTTACAGACCTGTAAAGTTTAAAATTATTTTTGGCGACTTAGCAAGCGAAGAATTGCAGTGCAGATTTAATGTAACAAAAACAAGTAATGCATCAATGAGCGATACAGAAATAAGTCAAAATATTGTAAATTTAATAAACT